GTTTTTCCATAAAAAGGATTTAATTTACCAACTCTTTTTTTATTAAGTTCAGATATAATTTTACTTAACTCTTTTGGATCTTTTGCCATTCTTTTTGCTATAAAATGACAAGCAGCATAATCTTTTTGACTATAATGAATATCGTAATGTTCTTTAATAGTTACTAATTTAAGATTTTCAATTCTATTATCATTATGATTTCCATTTATATGATGAATTTCTAAAGAACGACCTTGTTTATCTTTTGGAATAGGACCATAATGTTCTTGCCAGATTTTTCTATAAACTCTGTTATAATTTCTTTTAGACATTTCATTACCCAATCATCATCGCAGGATTCAATTCGTAGCTGGATCTGATTTCTTGTTCTAATTTTTCTATTTCTTGTATTGCTTCCTGATAAATTTGAGTTCCATTTAGAGTAACATTACCAATCATTGTTACGCCATTGAATTTTGATAAATTTGCGCCCCAGGTTCTTTTGAACAGCGCTGTGACGTATCTTTTCAAGTAGATGTCATTGTAAACATCTGTGTAAACTGTTGGATCTAATTTTCTATAACACTCTATTACAAGATACTCACCAACAACTAAATCGTTTTTCCAATCTTGGTCTATGTAAAGTCTATTGTCGTGTTGATTAAATCTTAATGGCTTTTCACCTACTAATATGTGATCTAAAAAGTCTAAATGTCTTAATACAACATCATAGTTAATAATTGATGTTGAAGAAAAATCGTAAAGGTCATTTAATCTTAATTGGTATCTTACGTCAAATAAGTTTAGATTACCTTTATTTGAATATGGAAATATATTGATAACTGAGATTACACTTTCTGGCACTACGATAAAACCGTTTGCTTCTTTCCAAGAAGTCGTTACAGAATTTTTAGTTACTGATTCAGTGGTATCAGCGTTTATTCTGTCGTAATCAGCCTGTGTGTATTGATACTTTAAGTATGTTCTTCTTATACCATCATAGTGATACTGTGCGAAGTATTGTAACGCTTCATCAATTCTATCTTCTAATTGGTCGTCATCAGCGTTAATTTCTATGACTGGCTTTCCGAGTGCTCTTAAAGCGTATTGTTTTAGTTGTTCTCTACTTGATGGTGTTGCCATACTATCCCTCTATTTTCTACTATTTATAAGAATAGTAGAGTATTAACCAAGTGCAACAGCCTGTGCGATAGCGAATGCAGTTGACGCTTTTGTGTCTATTTGTGTTTGAATAGCACTTGTCACGCCATTAAGATAACTTAATTCTGTGTTGTCAACATCACCATTACCGATTTTAGTAGCGCTGATACCACTTGATAATTCACTATCTCCTATGTTTGAAAGAGTGTTATTATCTGCGTCAATTGTTTTGTTTGTTAAAGTGTCAGTTGTTGCTCTACCTACTATAGTGTCAGTAGATGTAGGTAATGTTAAAGTACCTGAATTTGAAATTGATGAAATTACAGGTGTTGTTAAAGTTTTATTAGTCAAAGTATCAGTTGTATCTTGTAAAACTATCGTTCCTGATGCATTTGGTAAATTAATTGTTCTATCTGCTGTAGGATCAATAACTCCTAAAACCGTTTCGTTGGCATCAGCTGTTGATCCTTCAAACGTAAATGAATTTGTAATTTCTATTGTTGTTGAATTTACAGTTGTTGTTGTTCCATTTACTGTCAAGTTTCCTGTAATTGTAGTGTTACCTGTTACAGTCAAGCCTTCATCAATTGTAATTAAAGATGAATCTGTAGATGAAAGAGTTGTACCAGATATACCGATTGCAGAATTTTGTACAGCACTTGTACCATTACCTAAAAGTATTGCATTTGAAGTAAGAGTTACAGCACCGGTACCACCGTGTTCTACTGGAATAAACTCACCTGTTTGAAATTCTGCTAGACCTGTGGCTGTTCCACTTTCGTTAAAGACTGTTCGTATTGGTGTTTTTGCTGTCATATGTTATTCCTTAAAAGAAAAATAAAGTATTCCCTGCTGCAGATCCCAACTGTGATCCATTTGATAATGTGAAACTTGCTACCACAGAATCTGGATCCGCTTTAAAATCTAATTTTGTATTTTGACTATTTAGTCCACCTGATTTACTAAAAAATGGTACTGATCTTACAGGATCACCTGTTGCACCAGCAAGCGCAACTTCTTTTGTTACTCCAGTGGCAACTTCAATATTAGAATTTGATGGTAATGTGGCACCGTTTGCTGATATATTAATTGTACCTGTACCATCAGATGATATAGTTGAACCACCAATATCAATTGTATCTCCCGCTAGATATAAAGACTGAAATCTTTTACTAGGAGAACCTAAATCATATGTTTCTGTAGTATCAGGTAATATATCTTGGTCTATTGCTGATAAATCAACACTTGAACCTGAATTAAAATTAGCAACAGTAACAATACTGTCACCACTTCTCATATAAACTATTTTATCAGTTATGTTAACTGCGACTTCACCATCAACTAAATCACCTGTAGTAGGTACAGACGAGGCTGTAGTAGACCTTTTAAGTTTTATAACTGTTGCCACTTATTAATCTCCTAAATTAATAATTAAAATGTTCCACCATCAATTGTAGTAACAGTAACAACACCTGTATTAACAGCAAAGTTATCTGAACTAAATGAAGCAACACCTTTATTTGATGTTGTCGCTAATTCAGCAGCGATTGTTAAAGTGTTTGATGATATTGTTGTATCAATACCTTCTCCACCTGTTACGATAAGTGTTTCACCAAGAGCAATTGCATCTTCAGTAGAACTTTCATCTCTAATTGTAAATGTACTATTAGTTAACTTCGCATTAGAAACTGAACCATCAACTAATTGTGAAGCGTTAATAGTTTTGTTTGTTAATGTTTGTGTACCTGTTGTAGTTACAAATGAACTTGGTAAAGTAATTGTGTTAGATGATAAATCTAAAGTTGTTGCTAACTTAGCGACAGTAACAGCGTTGTTTGCTATTTTACCTGTTGTAATCGCTGTATCAGCAATTTGATTTGTACCAATACCAGAAGCTTTAACTTGTAAAGCGTCACCAGATATTTCTATTGTACTATCATCAACTGCAACATCTAAAGTATTACCTGTTTTTGTTAAAGCGTCACCAGCTGAAATTTGACCAGCACCAGAGAACTGAGCAACTAAAATGTCATCTGTTCCTAATGTTGGTGTTCCGTTATGTGTAAATACATAACCATTATCAGCATTTGCAGTACCTTCTTCAACAAATACAAAAGCACCACCTGTTATTTCTGAAGCTTGATCAGCGTCAGGTGTTCTTGTTAATACGAATTGAGCACCAGCGCCACCAGTGTTAGTTACTTTATAAACACCGTTTTGAACAGCGTCAGCTTGGTTTTTAACTAAAACTCTATCATCTGTTGAAACTGTAACTCCGTCAATTGAAAGAGCACCGTTAGCATCAGCAGTTATTGTACCAGCGCCATTGTTATATGTAGAAGTCGCAAGAGCGGCTGTTGTCGCAACTCTAACAGAAGCTTTTACATCTAAACCATTTGCAACACTATCAACATATGATTTTGTTGCAGCGTCTTGTGCGCCTGATGGATCAGTTACGTTTGTAATTCTACTTGAATCAACATCAACAACACCAGTGCCTTTTGGACTGATTTTTAAATCAATGTTTGTGTCGCCACCTGAAGTAGCGATTTGAACAGCATTACCTGTTGCTGCGTTAGTAATTTCTAATTCATTTACAGCAGATGTTTCTGTTTGTAATAGAATTAACTCATTACCATTCGCATCAGCAATATAACCACCATCAGCAAATTTAGGCGCTGTAAGTGTTTTGTTTGATAATGTTTCTGTACCCGCTAGTGTAGCGAAAGAACCATCTGATAGTGCAGAGTTAAATTCAGCAGTTGTACCAGTTAAAGTTCCTTCTGATAAATCTAATGTGATTGTGTTACTATCACTATTAATTGTTTTATTTTGTAAAGTATCTGTACTTGTAGCTGTAATGTAAGAACCTAAGTCAGAAATATCTGCCTCAACAATTGTAATTGTGTTATTTGCAGTATCAATTGTCTTATTCGTTAAAGTTTCAGTTCCAGCTAATGTAGCAAACGAACCATCACTTAACGCAGTGTTAAATTCAGCAGTTGTACCTGTTACTGTATTATTTGCTAAATTAATAGTTTTATTTGTAAGTGTTTGTGTACCAGTGTTTGTTGTGACTGAATTATCAATCGCAAAAGTTACTGTGTCACCAGATACTGTTGAACCAATACCTGTTCCACCTAAAAACTGTAAAGTATCAGATTGTGTAATTGTTGACGTTGTTGAACTATCATCAGAGATAGTAAACGTTGTCATCTGATTAGCGTTTTGAGCATCTACATATGCTTTAATCGCTTTCGCAGATGCAAGTGTATCGTCACTTGCTGATACTGAACTTAAATCAGTATCTAAAACACCAGACGCTAAATCAGCAACTTCAATATTTGATATTGAGTTACCTGTACCATTTGCGTCAAAAGTTTTATTTGTAAATGTAGTTGTAGATGAAGCCGTAGTAACTGTTGAGTCAATCGCAATTGTAATTGTATCATCTGAAACTGTTGTATCAATACCAGTACCACCAGAAAATGTTAATGTATTTCCTGTTGTAAAGGTATCATTCGCACCACTATCAGCGGCAAGTGTAATTGTAGAAGATACATCAGCCCAACTTAAAGCACCATTTCCATCTGTTTGTAAAAATTGGTTAGCATCTCCATCATTACTTGGCAACGTTAGTGTGTATGAAGCGGCTAAAGAGTTAGGAGCTTTAATGGCAGCAAAATGAGTACCATTACTTGTACCTTCGTTTAATTTTAAAGTACCACCTGTACTAGATGAATTACCTATAAAGATTTCATCAATCGCTTTATTACTATCTACTAGTAAAGCTGAACTAGCTGTTAATGTTCCTTGAGCGTGATCTAATTGACTTGTAAAATATTCTCCACCAATAACTGTTACGTTATTTGCATTACCTTCACCGTCAACACCACCTTCTCCTACAAAGAGTCTATCTCCTAGATTACCTTGAGTACCTGTACCATAAGTATAGGCCAGTTCACCTAATTTAAGTGATGATGGCGCCGTAGTTCCCGAACTACGTTTTATCTGAATTATTGTTGCCATTTGTTAATTCCCCTAAAAGTTGCCACCATTAAACGTAATTGTTCCAGTGGTAGTTTCTAATTCGTTTCTTGTTGTAAATTTGTCTGTTGAAGCATCGTATTGAATTAGAGCGCCATCTGTTAGAGTGGCTGCATTCACATCACTTAAAGCTCTAAAAGAGTTTGAACTTGACGCACTAGGCACTTGTACAGATACCTGTTGAGGTCCCGCAGATGTGTTAGAGTTTATTTTTGCTGTAACTCCACCATTGTTATTGATTACTGCTCTAGTCATTAAAATCTCTCTTTTAAAGTATATTTATAATAACTATTTATTAAAGATTATATGGTAACTGATGGACTAACTGTAACAATTCCCTCAATAACTCTTGTTATTGTACTATCAGATGTTCTTAATATCTCTACATCATATACGTATCTTGCTGGCGCCTCTAATGCGTTAGTTTGATCTGCTGTAAGAGATAATGTGATTACACCTGTTGTTGGATCCGATGCTATAGATGTTGTAAAGTTAACTCTTGTACGAGTTGATGCGTAACTAGTAGATAGTTTTGCTGATGCTGTGTGACCTGTTAAATCAAATGCTGAATTATCACTACCGGTAACTGTTACATCAGATGAAAAGGTTGCGCCCTGATCAATCCTTAGATTTGCTCTCGCTGCCATTTAATTGTTCTAATCCTTTTTTAATTTTTTCATTATAATGATTAGTCAATACTTCAATTTTCTCTAATTCCACTTCGTGTCTAACTTTTGAAGTTTGAATTTCTTGTCTAGCAACAATGGCATTTCTAACATCAACTGGTAAATCGTTAATAACGTATGGTTTACCATCAATTGTTACTGTGTCTTGTTTTACTTCACTCATAATTTTATCACCTTTTTAGTTATATTTATACTATTTAACAAACGCTGGTACACCTAATAATGGTCGTTTATCAAATTTATTTTTTTCAGCAAATGGTCCATTTACGTGATTATAATGAAGAAATACTTGACCACATAGATTACCTTCAAAAGGTTCTCTCCAGTGTTCTAATTCACAACCACTATAAACTAACATATCACCTGGTTCTAAATCAACTCTATTACCTGCTGGTGCGTTAGGTTTGTGTATATTTTTATATTCATCTATGACATTATCTGAACCTGTTGGATCAATGTATATTGGCCAAGGATCGCCACCTAGATTTAAAGTTGTAGAGATTTCACAACTTGGTCTATCTTTATGTCTTTTGAGTATAGAACCATTTTCATACACTCTTGTATATGAATAAGTTGGTATTAAGTTTAAACCTGTTTGTTCTTTCATTACAGGTAAAACTTTCATCAATAATGTTTCCATCACAGGATCAGCGTAGTGAGAATACACATTGGGTACTTGTTTATCTGCCCAAGTTCCCCACATACCTGTATCGGCAATAATATTGTTTTTGTACATAAACGCTGCGGCATCTCTTTTTAACAATAGATAGTTAAAACAAAAGTTTGCTAAATCATATGATATGGCGTTTTTGATTACTTGATATTTTTGATTTTCAAATGTCATACAAACATACCTTTCTGTAAAAAGTTAAATGATACCGATATTCTTATATCGTTTGATTCGTTTGGATCCACACAATGCGTTAACCAAGCTGGAAACATAATACATCTACCTGCTTTAGGTTCGTAGTGTGTTTCTCTAAAAAGTCTTGGTGGCAGTTGTCCTGGTTTTTGTTTAGGTCGTATCATAGAAGCAGAGGATCTTGGATCATCAACTTTTAAATGTCCTGAATTTTGTGGTGCCTTTACATAATACACACCTGACCATAATGAGTTAGGGTGTTGATGCGCTCTATTCATACCACCTGGTGGATTTACATTTGCCCACATATTTCCTAAAAAAGGTTCACTTTCGTAATGTTCTTCAGCAAATATCTTATGTTGTGCTTCATATAACGCATGAACAAGTCTTTTGTATTCTGGTCTTTCGTGCATATCAGTTGTTGAATGCCAACCTTTTACGTTTGTTCTTGTTACGCCTTTATCTTGTTGCATCCAATTCATTATATCTTTTTCTAACTGAACGTTTAAAGATGGATCGTTGTGGTCAAATATGTAAATGGGTGTAGGAAAATGTAATTCTCGTATCATATTATCTCAACGGTGTGCCTCCAAACCACATTACTAAAGACTGTCTAACACCTGTTTGTACAGGTACAACTCTATGTCTTACAAAAGACGCAAAGAAAACAGCGTGGCCTTGTTTTAAATTTTGTGGTGATTTACCTTCATCTATTAACTCTAATCCACCACCTGTAAATTGACTTTC